GAATCCTCGGCGGCGATGTTGTCGTCCTGGGAAAACCAGACCCACGGCGCGCTGGCGAGTTTCGCCCCAAACGTGCGCTGCGGCTGGCCGACGCACTGCAGGCCGCCGTCGTGCTCGAGCCAGCGATAGCCAGCCGCTTCGACGGCCGGACGCACGTAGCCGAGCTGCGCGTTGACGGCGCCGTGCGTATCGGCCACCACCAGGACCTCGACGCCGGCGCTCTCGGACTGCGCGCTCAGCGACTCGAGTGTATCCAGCAACGTCTGACGTCCGATCGTCGGAATGACGACACTGAGCCAGGGCGTCATGTCTGGATCTCCACGCGGACTGAGGCACCGAGTGCGGCGATGCCGGCGATGTCCACGCGGCCGTATGCGCCGCCGCCAGTCACACGCGCCGACGAGACGGTTCCGCTCAGGCTTGGGTCGGCGTCGACAGCCAGTTTGATCGAGTTCGGACCTGCCGGCGACAGATATGGATTGAGCCATGTCTGGGCGCGGTTGAAGCCTGGCTCGAGTCCGACGAGCACCCAGATATCGAAGTGCCAGAGCGTGTCGCCGTCGAAGTCATTGTCGAAGGTCCAGTCGACCAGTCGCGGATAAGCACACGGGAAGTTGGGCTTGTCGGGCTCGGTGGCGTACACGCGCAAGCTGGTAATGGTCTCCAGGCACGTCTTGATGGCGGTCTGGATGTCGTCGACGGTCGGCTCGGTGGCGATCGTCATGGGATCGGCTGACCCGCCAGGTAGGCGACGATGTTGACGCCGATGCGCGCGAAGGCGGCCTCGATCCTGGCGCGATTGCGGACAAACGCCGGCTGCATATAGGCCTGCGGTTGGATGCCGCGCCGCGCGATCGCTCGAGCCAGGACGAATGCCTCGCCTCGCAAGGTGCTTCGTGAAACACCGCGGCGCCGCTCCTCGATGGGATGCCAGTGCCGCCTGACCCAGCCGATGAGCGCATCGACCGGCGGCATCCTGGCACCAGGCCGGCGTCCGAACTCGACGAACCGACCGTACCTGACACCAGGTCCGACCTCGCCGACGAGACTCGGATACGCGCCAGTAATCCGGTTGTTGATGCTGCCTGACAAGCGGCGAGTGTCCTGCGGCGCCAGCGTGCGCGCGTCAGCTTCGATGAGCAGCAAACTCGCCTGCAGCGTGCGCCGCATGTCGCGCTCCATCTGCTCGGGCGTGCGCTGCAATCTCTGATTGAACGCTTCCCATTCGGGCCCGAGCTGGATGCTCACCTAGACCAGCACCCACTTCAGGCTGGCGCCGCGGCCAGCGCCGCTCGAGGTGATATATGGCCCGAGCAGGTTGATGACATCGGGGTCGCGATCCAGGAGCGTGGCGAGCTCGCCGGTCTGCGGCGCTTCCCACAGCGAGAATGGCACACTCAGACGCGCGAAGTAGCGATTGGCGACCAGAATGCACGCCTGCTGCACCGCGGCCGGCGTCGCGCCGTAGCCCCAGAAGGCCATGACTCTGACCTGGTAGCCGACGACGAACCAGTATGGCGCGGTAGGTTTGAGTCGGATCTCGGTATAGCCGCCCAGGTCCGGATTCAGATTCAACGGCAGCAGGTCGTAGTCTTCGGGTGCGAGGGTGACGCCGAACGACTCGTCGCCGGTGGTGTCGATGGCCAGCTCGCTGACGCTGGTCAGGTCGGGCACCGTCAATGTGTCCTGCTCGTACGGCAGGAAGTACTTCGCCGTGGCCGCCACGTCCACGGCGCTGAACGTGCGGCCGGTGTAGTGATCGATCCACGCCGTCGCCGCGTCCAGGGCGCGCTGGATGTCGAGGTCGTCGTGCGTGTCGCCGATCTCGACGGCGGCCTTGAACTCCTCGAGCGTGACGTAGCTCATGGGTGGTGCGGGACGAGGGCCGGCGCCTCGTATGCGAGACCGCCGCGGCTAGCTGTCCGCAGCAACCGGCCCTCGATTCGCAGCGGCTGACGACTCCAGGAGGATGCTGTCAGCCGCGCGCCCGGCGGATACGTCGTGGTGCTGCCGTCGTCCCAGGTCACGGTCACACCACCACGCCCAGCCCAAGCGTCAAGCCGGCGGCGCCGGTGCAGGCTCCGGTTCCGGTTGGGGCTCGGGTTCGGGTTCGTCATCGTCGGGTTCGGGATTCGGGTCCGGCTGCGGCGGATTCGGATCTTCCAACAAGGGCATCAGGGGATCCCTGTGACCTTGGTGAAAGCGGTGGGACGCCAGACGATAAAGGCAGCCCTCAATTCGGCGAGCAGCGTTTGCATGTTGCGAATGAACTGGTCGTTCACGAAGCCCACGCGCACGACGGCCTGCTCACGATCAAAGAGCGTGCAGCCCATGGAGAAATCGCCGACGAGCGCGGTATTCAGCGTGATGGCCTCGGATTCGACGACTGGCAAGCCCCACAATGTGTTGGCGCCCACCATGCTGGGCGGCCCCATCAGGTAGCCGCCGAGCGTGCCCGTGGCCGAATTTTCCCTGGCCAGTCGTGCCGCCTGCCAGTTGGTCGGGTGCATGACCACCGCGGTCGGGCGCGCCTTACCCGTCACCCTGACGAGCGTGCGGCCCTTGAAGATGGCGTCCAGCACATTGTCGGTGCCAAGCGCCTGAACGTTGATGTTCGAATTCAAAATGCCAGTGAAGTTCTCGCCGGTGCCGTCGCCGGTGATGACCTGCGTTTCGAGCGCCAGCTGCAGGCCGAGCAACAATCGCGTGTTGATGATGCCGCGGATCTGGGGCGCGTCACTCAGTGTCTTGTTCGTGACCGGGATCCAGTGCGCCAGGGTCCGGACGGGTGCCGTCTGGGTGCTGTAGGCCAGCGCGGATTCAGGCTTGGTGCCGGTCGTGCCCGTGGTGGCCGTGGCCTCGGCGACCATCGCGGCGTTATTCGTGAACGTGTCTTCACGGACGTACTCGATGGTGTCCGACTCGGTCGTCAGCCGCGGGATCAGGTCCAGGACGTTGATCTCGCGCTGCAGGATGCCGAGCACGCCGGCCTGGACGTCGTTCTGCACGAGCGCGCCGCTCGAGCCGGTAGCCGAGTACAGCAGCGTCTTTTCCTGCAGCGCCTTCGACCAGGCGATCAGGCTCGTGCCAGGACTCATGCTGACGCCGAACTCGAGTCGATTCAGCGCCGAGTTGAAGCTGCCGGCGCCCTTCATGCGCTTGTACTCATTGCTGCGCACGAACTGATCGCCAGGGCTCAGCTGCTGGCCGGCGAGCGGATCGCCAAACGATTGGGCATGGCCATTGTTGGCGCGGCCATACTTTTCGAGGCCGCCACTGATCTGCTGCTTGCGCTCGAGCGCTTCTTGCAAGCGCGTCTGCTGGTCGAGCAGCAGGTCGACCGTCAGCAAGTGCCGTTTGATCTGGTGCTCGTCCTCGGGATCGGTGACGATGCCGTCGTACTTGCGCTCGAGCTCGTCCGAGCGGTCGTACTGGTCCTTGATGTTGGCCATGATCTCGGGCATGACCATCCCCGAGACCTGCTCCTTGGTAAACAGCGGCTCGGCCTTGTAGACCGACTCGGCCGTGCCGTTCGCGTTACTCATACGGCGACTCCCAGGCGCTCGAGGCGCTTTCGGTAAATCTCTCGGCGGATGGAGGCGATCGAGGGCCCAGGAGTGGGCAAAGGTAACTGTGCAGCCTTGACAGCCGTGATTCTGGCCTCCTCGTTCATGGGGATGCTGACAAGGCTGATCTCGAGGAGCTCGACGCTCTTGAGTTTGCGCACGTTGTGCGCGTCGTCGAACTCCTGGTCTTCGGGGATGTAGCCGATGCTCATCGAATCGATGGCGCCATCCTTGAGCAGAACGTAAGCGTCATGGCCGCGCGTGGTGCGGCTGATCAGAAAATCGCCGTGCAAACCGCGATCGTCTTCCTTGAGCTGGACGACCTTGCCGATGGGCTCGTGCATGTCGTGCTGCCACAGCAGGCGCGGCACGCGGTGTGCGAGCGTGTTCGAGAAAGCACCGCGGAGGACGACGTCGCCACCCTCGTCGACGTTGCCGAAGGTCGAGGCGTAGCCGCTGAAAGACCAGCCGTCGTCCCCGCGGCTCTTCAGATCCTCGAGCTGGAAACCGACTGCCTTGTAGAACACGCCGCGGCTCCATGTCCGCGGGCTGCTCGAGGGCTGCTCTGGGACGCTAGGCGCTCAACGGCGCTCTGGCTGAATCTTGGGCGGCAGTGTACGCGATTCGATAGTCACGCTGCGCACGGCCCAGCGGCAGCGCGGACAGACGGTTTGAATCGTGCCGGCGGGCGCGTCGGACTTGAACAGCAGACGCCCACACTCGGGGCAGCGGTAGTCCTTCATGCCGCGCGCTGGCGAACTCGGAAACTGTCGAGGATCGTGGTCCATGCTCGGGGCCAGTCGAGGACATGGCTGGACAGAGCGTGATCGGTGGCCACGCGCCGGCGCTGGGCGCGCCACAGACTTCGGCGCAGCTCGTCGTCATCGATGAGATGGATCAACGCGGCTTCCCATTCGGCAGCGGTCTCGGCCATCAGTGCGTCGGATTGGGGGACGACGCACGGCCCATAGAGCGTGGGCGAGACGACCGAGACCGCGCCGGCCAGGGTGAACTCCCAGAGTTTGATGGGCGTCTTGCAGTGGTTGAAGTGGTTGTCGGCCACGCTACAGCAGGCGATATCGACGTTTCGCAGCGCGCGCGGGTACTCGGCCAGGCTGAGCCACGGCAGGCGATGCAGCCGCCGCGCCGGCACCGCGTGGCATAGCACGTCGGGCAGAAACCCCTGGACGACGAAGTGGACGTCGGGCCGGATCTTGGCGACGTTGTGCCATGCCTCGGCGACCGGTTCCAGATCCTCCTGATACCGAGCGCCACCGGCCCAGCCGATGGTCAGGTGTTTTTCGATCCGACGCGCGCCCGCAAGCGTGCGACGAAACCACGCCACGTCGATGCGATTTTCGACCACCACGACCGGTGCGTCGGTGTACTGGCGGATGACGCTGGCGAGCTCGGCGTTGCTGGTGGTGACGCCATCGCAGAGTCGGAGGGCGGCGATGCGGTCTCGGCGGTCTTGCTCGAGGTCCTCGAGCGACTTGTCCTTCTCCGTCGTGGCATGCTGCCGTGCTCCAATCTGCGGCGTGAGCACGTCGTCGTCCAGGTCGTAGATGACTGCCAGACCGGCCTTGTGCAATGTGCGAATCCATTGGCGCGAGGACACGTGGTCGCGCCAGTAGAAACGCGGGATGACGATCGCCTCGAGCCGCGTCGCCGCGAGGTAGGGCCACTCGGGCGCGTCCATCTCCGGGTCGTCCTTGTGGCGGAACCACGCGCCATAGCCGCGACGCTGAAGCTCGGTGTACGGCTGCCACACGCGCCAGAGCGTCGGGCCGGACTCGTCGCCGGTCAGCGCCAGCACACGCGGGCCTTTGATCAACGTCGATCCCAGATTGCCACTTCAGCCCTGGCATCGCGCACTGCGTCGAAATCCTCACTCAGTAATCGTCGAATCAATTGACGCAGGCGCTTTATCTCTAAGAGAGCCTCGAGGTTCTCCTCCAGCAACTCCCGCTTCGTTGGTAGGCGTCGTGACCGCGCGTACTTGATCAACGTCGTGAACGAGCGGCCTTGCGTGCCATCTTTGAACGGCCTTTACGGGTCTTGCCCGCATTGGCGATACGGGCTGCCGAGCTTTTGGACAGGCCGCTACGCTTGAGCGATTCGTAGACCTTGCGGCGCTTCGGTGCGATACTCGCGAGTCGCTTCCCTGGCATCAGATGATCCCTTCGCGCAGCACGGGCACCACGACCATGGTGCAGTTGGGATGGTTGAGCTGCGGATGCTCGCTGATTGGGACGACGGTGCCATTGCGCGCGGCGCACGGTGCGTCCCACTCGTCACCGTCGATGATGCGCACCGAATCAACCAGACCAGTGGCGGCGTAGCGGTTCAGGCTGGCCTCGTTCTGCGCGTGCTGCAACTCTGTCCGTGCGATCGTTTCCGCGCGGTTGGCCCACGTCTCGGAGTAGAGCCCCTCGATGCCGCGGTAGCCGATCTTGTCGTCCCCGTGCGCCATCTGATAGGTCGACAAGCCGAGCGCCTGGCCGACGCGCAGCTGCTCGGCGATGTCCTGGCGCGTGTTCTCGTCGATCCTGACCACGCGCTGCGCCGCGTCCACCAGCATCAGGTTGACGGCGTTGTCGCTGATGACGAACCGGTTGGCGTCCAGGCCGTAGAGCCGGATCAGCGCTTCGTGGACCGCGGCCAACATGGCCAGGTAGCGCTGCTCGAGGATGGCCGCGAGCCGCTCCTGTTCGTCGCGCGAGTCGTAGACGTCGTCGACCTCAGGCATCAGGTGCTTGCATCCGTGCTGACAACATCCCAACGACCTGATCCTCAAACCAATCATCACCCCGAATGGGCGCCATACAGGCATCAAGGGGCGATAGCGGAGATGGCGTCCACGACTCTTTGCGGGCAGGCAGCGGCTGTTGAGGAGACAACTCGTCTGCAATCGTGCGTCGCCGAGGTATCGGCACCCATGGCCTCCGCTTCTTCGTGACTTTCGCGGGCAGCTCGGTGTGGTCGGTCGTTGGTGATTGCCATACCTGTGGCTTGGGTCTGGGAGCTTGAACCCGCTTAACTGATGGCGCGGCAGGCTGCTTTGTGGCTTGGGCAGCAAGAGATGCACGACAGTGGCGAGTTCCCCGAAATCCGTGCTGGCGAGCGGTCATGCTCACGCCAAAAGCGGTGTAGCAGTTTTCACAAACCGGCTCATACATCCGTGTCCCACGCGGAATGCGATAGCCGCGCGACCCGAGTGGGTATCGCTTGCCGCACCACACGCAGGACATCATTAGTTCAGGCATTCACCGTCTCGGTCAGACTTGCCTGGACGCGCTGTTTCTGGCCGTCGAAATAGTCCTGGAGCTCGGCCTGGGTACCGGGCTCGGCAATGCTGACCAGGGCCTGCAGGACGTCGGGCAGCATCTCATTGGCGCGCGCCGGTGGGACGTGCGGCCGGTGCATTTGTTTTTGTCCAGGGCCTGGCTGCTGTTGTTGCTGGTCCTGCTGCTGGCCGAAGGGTGGCATCTGCGACGGCAGCGGCGCATTGTCGTCCATGTCCGGCTTCAGGCCCACGTCGGTGCGCGCCTCGTTTTTGCGCACCCAGCCCGTACGCACCGCCATGTCCAGACGCTTCCATTTGCCGTCTTCGTCCTCTTGCAGGGCGCGCAGATTGGTGATGTCGAACTCGATGTCGACGCGCCGATCGGTGGTGAACTCGGGCTTGAGCTGCATGTTGAGCGTGGCTGCGTCGAACTGGTAGAGCGGCAGAATGGTCATCTCGGCGAACATCTCGCGCGCCTCGCGGAAGTTGGCGTACGTCGAACGATCCAGGCCGGCACCGAGGCCGGCGATGATGGCCGGCACGCGCAGCACCGCGGCGATGCGCTCCTCGGGGATGCGGTGCAAAGCTTTCATGTCCATCTGCTCGGGACTGAAGCCGTACGGCTCGGCCTTGGCGCCACCCATGAGCACGCCGGTACGCCCGCGGTTTTGGCCCCCGAAGCGCTCCTCGAAGCGCGCCTTCATGTCCTCGGCTTCCTGCTGGGTGATGGTCGAGTCGATGGGCACCTGGATGAGCATGCCGACCGTTCCGCCATTTTCGAGCATGGCCGTCTGCCACTGGTGGGCCTGGTCGTCGCCGGCAACTTCGCGCACCAGCCGCGCGAGCGGCGCCGCGCCGAGTCGGTTGTCCTTGTCGTCGACGCCCAGACGGAAGTGGACGATGTCCTCCACCGGGATAGCTTCCGGGTCCTGCGACGGGTCGAAGCTGTAGGCGTAATAGCTGATAAAGATGCCGTTGAGCGCGTCTTCGCGCGTGGTCACCGGCACGATGCGCGCCGGCGAAATGGGCCACAACTCGACAACGTTGGTGCCGGCGCCGGCGGAGCGGATTTTGCGCCAGTACGCATTGCCGCACAAATGCTTGCACCACTGCGTGTAGTGCCACATGTCCTCACGGCTGATGGACCGGTTGGGCCGGTCGAGCAGCTGTTGGAGTGGACTATCCGGCTGCGGGTCGCGCGTGTCGGAGTCCGACTGGAGATACACCGTGGCCGGTGCTTCCGGATACGCGGTGCAGATCGCCGACAGGCACGCGTACACCGCCGAGTTCAGGTCGTCGTTGTGCCAGGCGCGATAGATCATGTCCGTCGCACCCGGACCGTGGACGAGCATGCCCATGCGAATGGCAGCATAGATATCCGGATCGGTGGCGACGGTGGGGTTCAAATAATCCGGATAGAGATACATCTTGCGCTGCTCGATCGCCTGGGTAGGTTGCTCGAGCGGTGCTGATTTGCGGCTCGGCTGTCGGAGTCGGAGAAAATCCAAGAGTGGCATGGGCTAAATGAATTTGACCTCCGTGCCGCCTAACATGAGCTCGGTGATGGCCCAGACTCGGGCGTCCAGCCGGTCTGGAGACGGGTCACCCGAGTCTGGAACCCAGGAACATAACTGATCCTCGAGGATGGGCATGGTCGCGCCTACGTGGTGTATTTTGCCCTGCTCGTCAAGAGACGCAACTGGCTCAGCGCGCAGACGCTTGCCGCGGGAGGCGGTGACGAGCTTGACTGGCACGCCGGTCTCAACGGAACGAATCGTGGACGCCACCATGTCGCCCCCAAAATTGCGCTCGGCGAGGAGGCGATCGGCCTTGAGCTCGTGGTAGAGCTGGATGGCGCGGCGTGCCCAGCGCTCGGGTGACAGGCGTTCGCTGACGTCGCGCACGATGTAACCATGGCCGTCGGCGCCCTTGCCGGCGGCGATGATGCCGCACTCGGCGTGGCCCTCGGACTCGCCACCGGACGGGTCGATGGCGACCACGATGCGGACCAGGTCGGGTGCGGCAGCTACGCGATTGCGCTCGAGCGTGTCGCGCTGCCAGAGCGCGCCCGGCACGTCGTCGAGCCACTCGGCCTCGAGCTCCTGGCGGCCGAGACGGGTGCCGCCGTAGCGGTCGTAGAGTCGCTGACGGACGATCGCCGAGAGGTGCGGATTGTCGGAGGTCCGGGCGTGGGTCACGTACGTGCTGGCATTCTGCGCCAGGTCGCGCACGAATTGACGCGCTTTCGGTGTGGTGGTGGCGATGGCGCGCGGCCGGTCACCAAGGCGGAGTCCGAACTGCGCTTGCTCCCAGCTGTCCTGATTCCACAACGCTAATTCGTCAGCCCACAGGAGTGACCACTGAGGTCCATTCCAGCGCGCCGGCTCCTCGGCGCCCAGGAATTTGACGTAGCCGCCCTTGTGGTGGTGCGCCTCGCCAAGCGAGCGGTTGTACGACGAGAACAGTCCGCGGCCGACAGTGATCAAGCCTGAGACGCCCTCGGCGCACACGTCCCGCACGTCGGCGGCGGTCGGTGCTCCGACGCCAACACGGGCGAGCGAACCGAGGGCGTCCAGGTGCTTCAAGACGAACTCTGCTCCGGCGAGCGTTTTGCCGGCGCCGCGGCCGCCGAGGATGAGCCAGGTGTCCCAGTCGTCATGGCTCGGCTGCTGATGCGCCAGGGGCGTCCAGTCGTGGCTGGTCGGGCTCAGGGGCTGGTCGGAGTCCGGCGAGAAGTCGAAGGAGGGTATCTCGCTCGGCGCCCAGTAATTGGGCAAGATCGGCCGCGGATTGCTGGCGTAGCCACTCGGGCCGAGACGCGGCCTGAAGTTGAGCTGAAAGCGCCTGGATGTGGTCTTGGATGAGGCCATAGATCAGCTCGCCGAGATCGGGCTCATTGTGCGCGTCCGGCGTTCCAATCGTTCCAACATCGCGTTCGGCCAGCCAGTTGCCGAGCGTGCCCTTGGCGATGCCGTACCGACGTGCGACGTCGGCGAGGGCCTGGCCGGCCAGGACGGCCGCGACGGCTTCGGCACGCAGCTGGGCCGGGTGTGGGGCGCCGCGGGTCATGTGCCACGCTGCTGTTCGGTACCACGGCGGGCGTCCCAGACGTCGCGGAGGAGCAGACTGCGCTGCCACTGGATGATCTCGCGGCGAGCCCAGATGTCGGCGGCGCGGTCATGCTCGTGGCGCGCTTCAGCACGCTGAGCGAGGCGCTCGAAGTGGACCATGCGTTTCGCGAGATTGCGCAGCTGCGTGTCCTGCCAGGTCATGCGGTCACCTGGACAACGGAGCACGACGCCATGTGGGTCTGGCCATTGGTGATCTTGGCCATGGCGCAGCACCAATCCCGGCGCTCGGCCTCCGTAACCAGCGCGTCAGCGCTGACGTCATGGGGGGGAAGAGGGGGGGTCTCCGGTACGCTACGCTTCGCTACGCTACGCTCCGGTACGGTAGGGTGCTTACTGTCAGCATCGTCATCCTTTCGTAAGCGCTGACGGTATGCTGACTGGGCGCGGCGGTTGGACTCCCGCCGCAGCTCGCGCTGGTCGTTCAATTTGCCGGCGTAGTCGTACCAGTCGTGTAGCACGTAACCCACGTCTGTCATCTCCAGGAATCCGGGGTGTCCTTCACCACCACACTCCAGTAACGCGCGCACGAAGCGCTCCGCATCTTTCAGCCGCCAGCCCGCGGCATCGGCGATGTCCACCGTCTGCACGCGACCGATGACACCGTGACGGTCAGCATTGTCGAGCCCCCACCAGAAGAGCTCGTGCAGATGACCAATGAGCTTGTGCCGATCGCACTTGAGCATGTCGACCATCCGCAACGTTTTGCGGTGGTGCCCGAGCGATTGGTGTGATTGGATATAGGCCACCTACGCCTCACTTCAGTCCTTCACTTCTCCGCTGTCGCTCCACCTCCATTTCGTCGATGCTGTTGGCTGCAGCCTGTGCCTGACCAACGATGCGCGCCGCTTCCTCCTTGTCCAATTGTTCCTGGCGCTCTTCGATCGATTCGACCAGTTCGCTGCCACGCACCTTGAGCTCGTCCCGTTCGATCGGCAACCTGGCGGGTTTGGGGTTCAGCCCCAACGACCGCGCCTGATCGAGAAGCTCGGCATACCGCTTCCAGATGCGTTCGTCTGGCGAACGCACCATGTCCACATCGCCGACCTCGCGCTCTTTGGTCGGCACGTACGCTTCCTCAGGCTCGGGGTAGTACGCCCCGGGAATTGAGTCCACTTCAGACTCGTCGGTCATGCCCAGGCCGCACAAACTCAACGTGACGCGCCGCTTGGCCTTCGTCTCAGCCTTCATCATCGCGTTCGCCAGTTGCTCGCCGAAGATGTTCTTGACCGGCACGGCACCGATCGCGGAATCGGTGCGTCCGTCGGCAGCGCGCGCCTGAGCAGTCACCACGAACAGGTCGCCGATCTGCTTCTGTTCGAGCCCGGTGATGCTCACCTTGTGCAACGAACGGAGCTGGTCGGTGGCGTCCTTGCGGGCGTACAGCACCAGCTTGCTGTTCAGCATGATGTAGTCGAACGGCTTGGTGTACGGATTAAGGTTCAGGCTCGAGCAGACCTTCAGGTAGTAGTTGACGCGTTGCTCGGGGTCGAGTCCCGACAGGTCGCCCAACACCAGCGCCTGCTCCACCGTTACCGGCGCGTTGTTCTTCCGAGTCGCGAGTGTTTGCGTCATCTCATGGTGCCTCCTGAAGTACCTGTTGGCTCTGCCATGCATATACGGCACTGAGAACAGGCTCGAGATCTTTCAAGCCCGCCTTCGGACGTAAGCGACGGTTGGCTTTCAGTTGGTGGACGAGTTTGACCAACTCCCCACTGGGAACAACGCGAAATTGCGACGCCCGCAACTCACGCAAAGCCGCCGTCACCCGGGCCACGTCTGTAGGCGGGTGGACCCAGAACGGACCGATCATGGGCGCGCACGCAGGGTCAACGTTGAGTCGAAGCGTCGTTATGCCGACCAACTGTGGATGTCGCTCCTGTTTAACAGCCCGCCATGCATCTGCTTCGGCCGACCTCATGCTCAGTTCCACGCCCAGCACGAATGGCACATCCAGCACGAGCAGGTCAATTCCGCGATAGTCAAGCCAAGGAATCCAGAGCACGTTGTCCGCCACGGCCGAACTCCGCAACATGACCTGGACATGATGCTGTCGAACAAGCGACGGATACGCGATGCTGGCGCGCGCACTAGCAGCTTCAGACACAGCGCTCCCCATCCGTGCCTGGACGCGTTCGACGAACACGCGTTGAGATGGCGGTTCGTCATGCAATCCAAACAGTTGCAGAAAGATATCGACCATCCGCGGCATTGCCAGATGGTCGCTTTCTGAAGTCCGAGGATAGAACTGGAGATGCTGCCCAGCCATCCAAGACTCCAGGTCCGCCAGCCTCATGATCTGACCTTTCGGTGCAACGGGCCGTCACGTCGAAAGATCAGATAGGTCGACCCGTTGTTATACGCAGAGAGTTGCTCCCCCCATTTCGGATCAATGACTGCGTTCGCACGCACCTGGTAGACCTCGTCAAAAGGTAGTTCGCCGATCGCCTCGCGCACCCAGTCGCTTTCGAGCACGTACCGCTGGCCATGGACGTGGTCCGTCACCTTGACGATCGTTCCAAGCCGACCGATCCGCCAAGCCTCGCGACACCCTGCCTGCACCGCGGTCCTCAAGTCCTGATCCTCGTAGGTGCCGAACTTCGCACCCATGATCGACTCATCACCCGCGTCAGCGACATGTGGCGGATCGAACAACGTAACGTCATAGGCAGCATCATCTATATTCGGCAATGAACGGAAGTCTGCATCGCCTGCAGGACGCCTATCTGGATCCACCATGACGCGCATAACGTCAATCAGTTCGGAGCCATCCCAGAACCCGCCATCACCCCCCGTCATGTCCAGCGCAGTGTCAGCCGACGGAAAGTACACACGCAGAATCTGCGCAACGATAATCGGCGTGGACAGGTTCTGGCAGAAACGCAGCAGGGGCGTATGGGTGGGGAGAGCCTTCGCCTTCTCAGCTTTGATGCGGGCCTTTAACTCACGGACGCTCCACTTTTTTTCTTCGGCCCGGCGCAGCCAGTAGTCACGTACTTCAGGCTCCATCGCAGCGACGATGTAGTGGTGCGTCCAAGAAAGATTCTCATTGCGAAATGAGACGTCAAACTGCGAAGCCACCCACTTCAGGTTCATCAACGTTCCAACTTCCATTTCGAACAGTTGGGTGGCCTCGCGATAGGTGTCGCCATACTGCCCATCGGCGTAATTCAGGAAGTCACCAATCCACCAGCGATTAGCACGTTCAACCAACGCACATAAACGGCCAACATCCAACCATTGCTCCTGACTCAGTCCAGGCGTGAGCTCCAAACCTGTGTGCGAAACGGTTCCTGGCAACGCGATTTGCGCCATGTCTCGCTTGCGCAGACGTTGCTCAGCCATCAGCAACCACCCACCGTCCACTGCCCGCGCCGCCCGAGCGCCAGGTCGTGTGCGGCGACTGCGCGCGCCTGAGTCGGATTCCAGGGCGAATATTCCGGGTGGCCCATCTCTGCCGCGTGGGCGGCGAAGGTGGACGGCATGTACTGAGCGACGCCGACGGCACCCGAGCCGCGCGCATTGGCGACGTTGGCGCCGCCCGACTCACGCGCGATGATGCACTCCACGCGCGCGGACACCGCCGGCATCGCGACCACCGGTGGCACCGGCGGAGGATGCTCCAGCAGTCCCTCCGCGCGCACGTAGACCCATGGATCCGTCTGCAGCGTATTGACTGCGCCGGCCAGGTCGACGGCATCGACGCCGGCCGCGGCCGCCGCCTGCTGCACGTCCGTTTGCGGGTCCTGGGCGTGAAGACCGATCGCGGCTCCACCCACCAGCATCAGCGCCGCCCCGAAGACCGCGCCGGCCACGAACCTTGCCACTAGCTCATGCTCCTGGCAATGAACAGAATGACCAAGGTCACGAACACCGCCACGATGATGAAAACTCGAAGTTGCTCATCGTTCACACCTCAGTA